TACAGTAGATGTAGATATCGACCTTGGTTTCGGGATGGTTTATAAAAAACAAAGAGTAAGGATGCTGGGCATAGATACTCCTGAATCCAGAACAAGAGACTTAGTAGAAAAGAAATTCGGTAAGGCATCTAAAAAACATCTTAAAGAATTATTAGAATCTGCAGAATCAATTACTCTAATCTCACATGATAAAGGTAAATTCGGACGAATACTTGGTGAACTATTTGTTCATGAAGAAGGCATTAAAGTTAATGTAAACGAACAAATGATTACAGACCATCATGCAGTACCATATACAGGTGAGAACAAAGACTTAGTAGAAGAACAACACATGGCAAACAGAGAAGTATTACTTGCCAATGCAACAGTTGTTTTAGACGATTAATGGAATTCTCTTCGATAGATTTGGTTTATATGTTTCTAATCGGTGGATTATATGCCGGATTCTTATACATGGAAGTTCAAATTTCTCAAATCAAAGCGATGATGGAAGAACATGTCAAATGTGATGAATCCATGAAAGACATGTCCGACAGATACCGCAAAAAAGACTAAAAAACCCCTTTACAAATCTCATAGATACCTCTATAATAGAGTTATGATTAAAAACATTATGAGAGGTGTATAGTTATGAGTTTTTTGAAAGACTTAATCAAATCAACAGGCAATGAGTACGCAGGTATTGTTGCTGACGGAGTTCAAGCAGGAGATGTAGACTCGTTTGTAGACACAGGCAGTTATATATTCAATGCACTCCTTTCCGGTTCACTACACGGTGGACTTCCCAAAAATAAAATTACTGCAATTGCAGGTGAATCAGCAACAGGAAAAACTTTCTTTGCATTAGGAATAGTGAAACAATTCCTTTCAGATAATCCAGACGCTGCAGTAATTTACTTTGAATCTGAATCTGCAATCACAAAAGAAATGATTGAAGACAGAGGTATAGATTCAAAGAGAATCGTTATTGTACCAGTTGTGACTGTTCAACAGTTCAGAACTCAATCAATAAGTATCTTAGACAAATATTTAGAAACAGATGAGTCAGAACGACCACCTATGATGTTTGTATTAGATTCACTTGGTATGTTATCAACTACTAAAGAAATCGAAGATACCGCAGAGGGCAAAGAGACAAAAGATATGACTCGTGCCCAAATTGTAAAAGGTGCATTCAGAGTGTTAACTTTAAAACTCGGTAGAGCAAAAGTTCCTATGATTGTCACTAACCATACTTACGATGTAATTGGTTCTATGTTCCCACAAAAAGAAATGGGTGGTGGTAGTGGTCTTAAATACGCTGCATCATCAATTATCTATCTCTCTAAGAGAAAAGAAAAAGACGGAACAGATATTATCGGTAATATCATTCACTGTAAGAATGCAAAGTCCAGACTTACTGTTGAGAACAAAGTTGTTGATGTGAGATTATCATATGACACTGGTCTTGATAGATATTATGGTCTACTAGACCTTGCACTCAAACATGGTGTTTTTGAGAAATCATCAACGAGAGTTAAATTACCAAATGGCAAAACCGAATTCGGTAAAACCATCAACAATAATCCTGAAAAATACTTCACACCAGAAGTTATGGAATCATTAGAACAAGCAGTTAATAAAGAGTTTAAATATGGAAGCAATAGCGAGATTAGAACAGACAATCCTGAAGAATCTGATTCAGAATGAACCCTTTACTAGGAAGGTTTTACCTTTCCTAAAATCAGAGTATTTCACCGAGAGTGACGAGAAGGTAGTATTTAAAGAGATACAAGAGTATTTCTTAAAGTATACTAAACCACCTACTACGGAAGCACTTCTCATAAACTTAGACAACAATACTTCTATTAACGAGAATGAATTGAAAATGTCTAAAACCGTAATCAGTCAATTCGACAAAGAGACAACTCCAATGGATTGGCTCGTTGAAGAGACTGAGAAGTGGTGCAAAGATAGAGCAATCTATATTGCAGTCATGGATTCTATTGAGGTTATCGATAAGAAATCTCAAAGGTCTACTGGTGAAATACCTGAACTTTTGAAAGATGCATTATCTGTATCATTTGACCAAAATATTGGTCATGACCAGATTGAAGATGCAGAAGCAAGATTTGAATTCTACCATACGGAAGAAGAGAAGATTCCGTTTGACTTAGAATACTTTAACAAGATTACTAAAGGTGGTCTTCCAAACAAAACACTTAATATATGTCTTGCAGGTACTGGTGTTGGTAAGTCCTTATTCATGTGTCATATGGCATCTGCTGGTTTGATGATGAACAAGAACATACTATACATTACACTTGAAATGTCAGAAGAAAGAATTGCAGAGAGAATCGATGCAAATACATTGAACATTCCTATGAAAGATTTACCTGATTTATCTAAGAAACAGTATGATAAAAAGATTGAAAAGATTGCACAAAAAACTAAAGGCAGACTTATCATCAAAGAATATCCTACTGCATCGGCACATGTCGGTCATTTTAGACATCTATTACAAGAACTAGAAATCAAAAAAGATTTCAAACCTGATATGATATTCATTGACTATCTAAACATTTGTTCTTCACATAGAATAAGACCAGGTGCAGGTGCAAACTCATACACATTAGTGAAGAGTATTGCAGAAGAACTTAGAGGACTTGCAGTAGAATTTGATGTACCAATTATGAGTGCAACTCAGACTACAAGAAGTGGTTTTGGTTCTACTGATATTGGTCTTGAAGATACTTCAGAATCATTTGGTTTACCTGCAACTGCAGACTTTATGTTTGCACTAATCTCTTCAGAAGAACTAGAAGAGTTAGACCAAATGGTAGTCAAACAGTTAAAGAATAGATACAATGACCCAACAGTCTTCAAAAGATTCGTCATTGGTATCGATAGAAGTCGTATGAAGTTATACGATTGTGAACAAGATGCACAAGAGGAACTAGTAGATAGTGGCACAAATATCAGTGATGATGTACCAGTATTTGATAGAACCCGAGGTGCTGAAAAATACCAGGATTTCAATGTTTGATGATAAACTAATACAGAAACAATACGAAGAGTATAAAGAAAACTATGTAGAACCTGATGCAATAGGCAGGTCTATGATGAGAGATAGAATTACAGAAGACTTATCTTTTGTATCTCAAATGACAGTAGAAGAATACACTTTATACTTGAAGTATCAGGAGATACACCGTAAATATCCTACACATGAGATAGGAACTTTATTCGGTTCAGAGAAACAATTCGTAAATGAGAAACATGTAAAACTCATCAACGAAGTGAAGAGTAATATATGGATGCCTAATTCATATGAAGACTTTGAAAAACTAGAACCAGAATTGATATACACCTCAAAAGAAGGAGACGATAACTTCTCTGCAGGTTCATGGTCAGAAATCTGGAATTGTATCAGAACATTTACATCCACAATGAAGAACTCTTCCAACATCGGTAGAAATCTACACTATGTTGTCAGAGATAAACCAACAGGAAAATATCTTGGAGTTATCTGTATCACAGGTGATTTCATTGACTTGACTCCTCGTGATAATCATATCGGTTGGGAAAGAGATTTCAAAACCAACAGTGGTATTCTAAATCATTCATGTATTGGTTCTACAATTGTACCATTACAACCACTAGGGTATAACTATACAGGTGGAAAACTACTTGCACTTCTATGTCTATCAGATGATATACAGAAACAGTGGGAAGAAAACTATGGTAATAAACTAGTCAGTGTCACAACTACATCTTTGTATGGTAAATCCAAGACAGGTGGTTTATCACAATATGATAGACTCAAACATTGGAAGAAATGTGGATACTCAAATGGTTCTATGACATACGAATTGACCAAAGACACCGAACGCGAGATGCTGAAGTACGGAGAAAAGAACTACAACGATAGATTCTTCTCACTTTATGTAGCAACACGAGAGAATGGTCAACCTTGGAAAAGAGACCATAGAAATAGATTCAGAAGTTTTCTATTCCCTAAACTAGAAATACCTAAGAACATTATTCGTTCAGACCACCAAAGAGGTATCTATTGGTCTGCCTTGTATGATAACTCTAAAGAGTTTCTAAGAGGTGAGATTAAAGAAGACCAACTAGTTCGTTCACAAGATTTCTCTACAGAGGGTCTTACTACTCTATGGAAAGAGAAATACGCTGCCAAAAGAATCAATAATCTGATGAATGCAGAAAGACAAAGACTAGATGATACTCTCTTCTATGATGATATTGCATTCATGTCATGGGATGAAACCAAACAAAAATACCTCGGACAAGTAGGTAGATAAGCGTTGCCAATGCACTAACTTTTTTGTTATACTATGTATATAATGACAAAACAAAGGAGTTAGTATGAGTTTAGATAGAATCAAAGATGGAACTGCAAGGTGGTATGTGGTACACACACAAAACCTTGAAGAGTATGGAACAAACTTCCATAAGTTTAAGGGTGGTTCTGAGTATGTGGTTAACTTCCATGTAGATAAACTTGTCTTTGAAGAAGATGCATATGGTGAAGGTGAACACTCTTATTATGAGTCTCCTTCTCTTACTGAAGCATCAGTCGCTGCTTTAGTCATGCAACATGTTAACAGGTATAATGGTCTAAGAGGGTCATTTGATTATATCACTAACATCGAAGTCATTGACTCCCCTTTTAACACACCTGACCATCCAACTTGGAGAGGTACGAAAGACGACCTTGTCGATGAGTTAGTAGAACAGAATCCATTATTCAATAGGTTACAGGCATAATGTTAAACGATAAAGAAATAAAAAACAGATTAAATCCACTATTAGGTGAGATTTCTCAGTTGCAAACTGAGTTTAAGAATCTCTGTTTTGAATACAAACATGTAAAGGGTGAAGAAAAAGTTCCTTATATAGAAATCTTTGAACTGTTCAAAAACAAAAAGAAGATTTTGACTTTCTTACAAGATTACCACGGTACAGGTTTTAATATGGATATCTTTTCTAGTTTTGAGAAAGTAAAGTTAATAGACATGTTTTTAGACCTAAGTTATCAAAGAATTACAGATTTATTAAAATGTTTTGAGAATGTTATCAAAGTCTCTGGTTTTGATGGCACATTGGCAGAACCTTTAATGACTTTCAGAAGTTATGGTCAATATAACTGGAGAGTTGCTGACGGTGGTCATAGAATCATTATGTTATTTCTTGTAGGTGAAACTGAGTATGCAGTTATACCAACTGAACATGAAGAGGGTTTATCTTTACAAGAAGAGAAAGAAATTGAAGCACAAAGATTTGTGATAAAGAATTCTATTTCAAATGAAGTTCAGTTCATTAACATTTACAAAGCATGGTTATGTTTCCCTAAAAACACTTCAGAATATGAAGATGCACAATCAGTTTTAACTACTCTTGGAAAAGCAAACATTGATGTTAAACATGGGTATTTTTATCCAGATGCACCAAGAATTGACAAATTACAAGATATCTTCAAATCATTACTAGTGGCACCAAAAAAAGGAGATAAGTTCTATCCGTATTATAGTGCCGATTCCTTTATTAGTGCATCAAAGATAATGCAAACTGCATATACAAAACCAGATAAGATTATTATTGAAGATTTACTTTGTCTTGCAAGATTGATTCAGAAATCAGAAGACGGAGTGTTTGATAACTTTGATGTTAAAGATGTGCCTTTCTTAAATGTAGAATCAATATCCATGGCATACATTAATTATTCTAAGAAACACTCTATGGGTTACTTAACAAAGGATACTTTACAAAAGAACAAACTTGCAACATTAGATTACAATGTGATGAATACATTGTTTAAGTTAAAGAAGAAAGATAAGACTTATTTGGAGACACTATGGACACCAACGATAGAAGAATAAAAACATATTCTGATTACATTCAGAGATTTACAGATAATCCTAGAGTATGGATTGATGAAGACTTGAATGAAAAGAATAGTGGTCAGTATGGTAATTGGATTGATAGAGTCATTCATCCAGATGCAACAAGTCAGAAAGGTGCTGATGCAGTAGGAATTGCAGAGACCAAATCAAAGAAACATGGTTCATTCGGTCCTATCGAAGTTTGTTCTTTTGTGAAGACCACTTCAAAGACTGAAGGATTAGAAGAGGCATATGAAAAGTTAAAAGATGGTTTAGGTCTTATCACATACGAAGTTTCAAAAGGAACTCACACACACAATCATCCAATTCTAGGTGAAATGTCTATCGAAAAGGACTGTTTAGACTTAGTTCAACTATTTTTATACAAGAAATGCATCAAAAAGGTGTTTATGTCTTGTGCAGTTATCATTTCTAAGAGTGATACATCATACAAAGTTCAAATACCAAATAGAGACATTGCAAAATGTTTTGTAGAAAGTGATGTGATAGACATCAAAAATACATAAATAGATATATACATTATGTATTTAGTATTATGGCAAAGAATTTAAAAAGCGAAGAAGTAATCAATATGATATCAAAGAAGATAGCTTTGAAGAAAGAACTTCGCACAGCAAAACAAGACTCGGATGATATCAAATCCAAAGAAATTAATAAAAAAATTTCTAAAATAGAGACTAAATTGCACTCCACTCCGCTTTCTAAAACCTAAATACTTCTATAAAAACCTAGTTAGAGGAATCAAATGGGCGTATATCAAGACGAAATAGACAACACAATTCAACCTGCTATTGACAAAAAGACAGCTGAGTTGGCTGAAAACAATGTAAAACTTGCATTCTTTGAATCATTAGCTGCAGATGTGACTGTAGACCAGTTTCATACAGCTGCCTTGGCACATGGAGATGCTGTAGTCAATGACATGGGTATCGATGGTGATAGAAGTGGCATTACCGATGCACAAATTAGAACTGAAGTTGCAGACCTAATAACTTATTGTAAAGTTATGAATGGTACACACTCATCAGTTACCTCATTTAAAGAACACACTGTTAAAGGTGATGATAGTTCAAAGAAATGGACTGCTGGTAATCTACAAGCAGACTTAGATGCATTAATCAGCAAGAAAACTACATGGGCTGCTAAAGAAGTAGATGCAACAGATATAACATCATATGATGTTGTTGCACAACCAGTAGACTAACACAACTTCCAAAACACATAAATAGTAGACAAACACATTAAAAAGGTGTATAATCTACTATTATGGGCGCAAAAAATCTACATTTAGAACACTTAGAAGACGAGATTATCAATCAAGGGATTGATGGTGGTCGTGGTGCAATAAACTTTCTACAAGGTTTAAGAGACATGTTGAAAGGAAATTCTAACAGTTCTGTAAACATGACTGTTAAATGGGACGGTGCACCTGCAATCTTTTGTGGAAAACATCCAGAGACAAGTCAATTCTTCGTTGCAAAGAAATCACTATTCAATAAGACACCATTATTCTATACTTCAGAACAAGAAATCAACGATGCATCTGAACTCTCAGGTCAATTAAAAGAAAAGTTTCTAACATCATTTAAATATCTATCTAAGTTATCTTGGAATACAATCATGCAAGGTGATTTGATGTACACCAACGATAAGAAAATGACTAAGATAGATGGTAAATCATTCATTACATTTCAACCAAATACAATCATGTATGCAGTAGATATAAACTCTAAGTTGGGTAAAACTATTGCAAGTTCTAAAATGGGAATTGTATTTCATACTACATACAGTGGTTCTACAATCGAAGATTTAGGTGCCAGTTTTGGTGCAAATACATCAAGTCTAGGTAGTTCATCAGATGTATGGGTAGATGATGCAACATATAAAGATGTGTCTGGAAACTCCACAATGACTGCAAAAGAAACACTTAAACTTACACAGGTCTTATCAGGAGTTGGTAAATCATTTCATGGTATCACTAAGAAAGACTTACAGAAGTTTATGGAATTACAGTCAACAATAAATCAAAAGGGTGCAGGTGCATCTTACAAGACATACTGTAATGCACAAATAAGAGGTGGGTCTTTTAAACCAACATATGCAGGATATATGAAACACTTTGAAAACTATTGGAGAGATAAAGTAGTTGGCAAAGTTAAAATGGAAAAGACTAAAGAGATTAAGAGAGAGATTGGTGAACAATTGTATAACGAACTTCGTGCATTGAACAAGTTCATTACTAATCTAACTAAGTTTATGGAAGGTCTTGTTGTTGCAAAACAGATAATCATTGTTGCCCTAAATAGAGTAAAGAGTATAGGAACTTTCAAAAAGACTGCAACAGGTTTTGAAGTTGTAAATCCTGAAGGTTATGTTGCAATAGATAAAACAGGAAGTGCAGTCAAATTAGTAGATAGAATGGAGTTTGCATACAATAACTTCACTGCACAAAAGAATTGGGATAAGTAATGAAAAAATTAAGTTCATTTTTAAAAGAAGGAAAAGATAAAGGTGTAGTATTCACCTTTGGTCGTTTCAATCCACCAACTACAGGTCATGCAAAGTTAGTAGACAAACTTAAAAAAGAATCAAGTGGTGGGTATCAAGTAATGTTATTCACATCACACTCAAATGACCCCAAGAAAAATCCACTATCACATAAAGACAAGATTAAGTACCTTCAAAAATTCTTTGGTAGAATAGTTGCAAATGTCGCTGCAAGAACTGTATTCGATATATGTAATGAACTACAGAAACAAAATTACAACAGAGTAAAAATGGTCGTTGGTTCAGATAGAGTCAAAGAGTTTGAGATGTTGTTAAAGAAATACAATGGTGTCAAAGCAAGACATGGATATTATAAGTTCGATGATATACAAATAGTATCTGCAGGAGAAAGAGACCCAGATGCCGATGATGTTTCAGGAATGAGTGCATCAAAACTCCGTGCCTTGGCAGAACAAGGTGATTTTGAAGCATTCTCTAAAGGAGTTCCTACAAGAAACAAAAAAGATATAGAGAATCTATACAAAGATATTCGTAAAGGTATGGGTATTGTTGAGTCAACACTACCAGACTATATGATAGAAGACTTAATAGACGAGGGAGTCTATGACCCAGGAACATTCAAAGCAGTGTTCTTAATGGGAGGTCCTGGTTCAGGTAAATCTACTGTTGTTAAGAAACTAGGTCTGAAAGCATTGGGGTTAAAACTTGTCAATACTGATACTGCTTTTGAATCAGGTCTAAAGAAAGCAGGATTATCCCTAGATTTAAGAAATATTGATTCAAATGTCAGAGATGGCATCCGTGCCAAGGCAAAAAAGATTACAGGTAATGCAATGGATAGATATATTGAAGGTAGACTTGGTCTTATATTTGATACTACCAGTGCTAAATCATCTAAAATTGTAAACTATAAGAAGATGTTAGATGAATTGGGGTATGAGTACAAAATGATATATGTCAATGCATCATTAGACAATTCACAAAAACGAAATGAAAAGAGAGCAAGAAAATTACCACCTGAAATTGTAAAGGGTGATTGGGATTCAGCTCAACAGAATCTAAAACAATTCAGAGGAATCTTTAAGAAAGACTTTATAGAAGTCTCAAACGATGATGATATAAAATCCTTAGATGCAAAGGCATCAAAACTTTATAGTTATCTACAAGGTTGGTCATCTAAATTTCCTGGTAACAAGAAGGCAACTTCTTGGAGAGAATACGAATTATTACTGAAGAAAAAAGGATAAATAGTTATTATGGATATATTAGACCAAAATATCGCCGAGGCAAAGAAAGTAGCACAAGATAAAGATGTGAAAACTCGCGACGGAACTCAACCTAAGAAATACTTCGATAAGAAAGGTGATGATAAACTTGCAAAGTCTACTAAACAAGATAGAGCAAGGCACTTCGAAAAGGGTGCAAAGAAAGACGATGATGATTCTAGTGCATATGAACCTGCTCCAGGTGATGCACAAGCAAAAACAAAACCCTCAAAACACACAAAGAAATTCAAAAAAATGTTCGGTGAAGATGCAGTTGCCGCTGCAAGATTGAAAGCAAACCAAGCAGACGAACAAGATAGACAAAAAGACAAACACGAAAGAGAAGTCGAAAAGTTAAAACAGAAACACGAAAAAGAAAACGACAAACAAAAGGCAGAAGACGAGAAAGAAAAAGAAAATGAGTTGATGCAAAAACAGAGAGAAGCACAACGAGAAGAAGTTGAATTAGAAGAAGAAGGTGCTGCCGATAAGTCACTCAAAAAGAAAGCCGACAAAACAGGCATATCTATGGGTATACTCAAACAAGTATACAAAAGAGGTGTCGCTGCATGGAGAACTGGTCATAGACCTGGCACAACTCCTGAGCAATGGGGACATGCAAGAGTAAACAGCTTTATTACTAAAGGTTCAGGCACATGGGGTAAGGCAGATAAAGACCTTGCAGATAAAGTCAGAGGTGAATCTATAGAAGAAAGACATTCAGATGTAATGAGAAAGAGAAATCAGTCTCAACAAAAGGCACATCAAAAAGCAATGATGAAGTCTGCAAAGAAGTCGATTAAAGACTATGATAGAAAAAATAAGAATAAGAATGAGGAACTGCAGAAAAGTGTAGATTCTTTAAAGAATTTGCCGCAAGAAAGTGAAGTCAATGAAGGTAAACTAGTCACTTCAGCTATAGATATCATTAAATTGATTACTAAAAAGGTTGGAGAAAGATTAGAAAAAGAGTATGCGAAAAATCCTGAGAAAGGCCTTGGTATGATTAACACTATCGGTTCAATGGTTGGCCATAAAGTGACTGATAAGTCACAAGAGAAAGGTAAACTATTCTTAAAGTTTGGTGAAGAAATGATGCCAGGTAAAGGTAATGTATCTGATGATGGTGTTTGTGAATTAGGAACAGATGATATCAGAAAGAAATACCAAGCAGATACACCAGGTCAGTCAGAAGAAGCATACATTAAAGAAACCGAAAAAGCATTTCACGAACAACAAGTGAGAGCAAAGAAAAACTTTAAAGATGTGTTTGGTAATCCATTAAAAGGTTATCCTGCAAATGAAGAATTTGAAGTAATAGACAAATAATTATGAAAACATTGAAAGAGGTTGCAATCGAGGAAACCCTAGATGCAATGCAATCCAATAAAACTAATCTTTTAGACAATCCATTTAGACTCGGTTCTATGATGTATTTCGAATGCATCAACGAGGCAAGAAGATTAGTATCAGAAAACAAATATACACTAACAGAAGTTGATAAAAACATCTTAGAAACTGATGTAGGGTCATTTGAAGTATATGAAGGTGAATTAGTGCCTTTAGACTGCCCTATGTTTGAAGAAGATGAAAAAGAACCAGAACTCAACTCACCTAAAGTTGGTGGTCCTAAAAAATATTATGTCTATGTAAAAGACGGAGACAAAATAAAGAAAATCACATGGGGTGATACAACAGGTCTTAAAGTCAAAATCAATAACAAAAAAGCTGCTGACTCATTTGCGGCAAGACATGATTGCAAAAATAAAACAGACAAAACAACAGCAGGATATTGGGCTTGCAGACTACCACACTATGCAAAACAACTAGGTTTAAGTGGTGGTGGAGACTTTTTCTGGTAAAACCTATATACCTATATCATGAACAAACTATACCATACATACGCATACGAAAATAGATATGCAGAAGTTTTTAAAAACAATAAAGGATTTGAAGTAGACCTTTATGAAGATAAAAAATTTGTGGAAACACGAGAAGTTCATGCTCATAGTGAATCATATGCAGAAGATGTCGCAGACAATTGGGTACAAGGACTAATACCCACACCTGTAAAAGAAGGCAGTTTTTATGGTTACAAAGAAAAGAACGATAATTTTTATCCTGGATTAGATGACTAAACCATATAAAGAAGAGATTTTAGAACAACACGGAACAGGTAAAATGTTCAAAGTTAGAACTTTTGAACATACGGTAGAAGGTGATGAACTTGTTTGGCATAGAGATAAACAAAATCGAAGTGTTCATGTGTTAAGTGGAAATGGGTGGAAACTACAGAAAGATGATGCTTTACCTGAAGATTTGACAGTCGGAAAGGATTATTACATCATGAAGAATAGTTACCATAGATTAATCAAAGGGGGAGATAACCTAGTTATTCGCATAGAAGAGTAGGCATCGAACTAGAATATATTATAAATAATACTATGAGTTATAAGTCAGAAAACTGGAAAGATAAACTAGAAGAAGTTCGTATGCATGTTGCCTTAAAAGAAGGCAGTGTGGCAAAAACTGCGGATGATATTCTAAGTGACCAAATAGATGAAGAACTTGCAACCTTTTTTGTAGAAGATACAGGAGAGTTGGTCTTAGAAGCATCTTCTGGTGAGATGATTAAGAAGGTATTCAATACAGATAGTGAAACAGAATCTATGGGTATTGCAAAACTTCTCAGTATGACTGATGTTAAAGTTGCACTTGGAATGCAGAAACAAAATCCTGATGGATTTAAGAAAACTACATTCTCTATGGGTGCAGACAACAAGAACAGAAACATGGCTAGTCAAAAAGAACTAGAAAAAATGTTTAAAAAAGCAGGTGTTAAACCTCTACCAGAAGAAACAGTAGTAGAAGTTAAAGAAGAGAAACTTTCTGTTGAAAGAACAATAACAAAACTCACTGAAAAGAACATGTTAGGTCGTTTATCTAAGTCCCTTAGACTGGATGAAGAAGGCAAAGAAAAATTATTCAATTATTTCGATAAAGGGGAATTAGAACAATGAAATTTACAACACTAGGGTTATCAAGTGACCTATTAGAAGCATCTAAATCAGTTTTAGAAGGTTCTAAAGAATATCAAGACTTTTTCAAGTCAGCACTTAAAAAATTTGGTGTGACTTCACCCGCTGAATTCAAATCAGACGAAGAGAAAAAGAAATTCTTTGACTATGTAGACAAAAACTACAAAGGTAAAAACGAAGAAATCTCTGTTGAAGGCAAGATTAAATATCGTGGAAACCTAAAAGACTTAAAAAACTCTAACGAGATAGACGAAGCAAAACCTTCAAAGAAATTTATAAAACTTGGCGATAACGCTGAAAAAAAAAATCTAAGACTTGCAGTTGAGAAAATAAATCCTAAGAAGCAAGAACAAATCATTGACTTATATAACAAGTTAATGGATGTGAAACATGGTGGTCCTGAGTTCAAAAAGATGAAAGACCAGATTGCCAAACTTCAAAAAGAAGAAGTAGTTTCAGAATCATCAAGAGATTATTACAAACAAGTAGATGCTCTTACCAATAAACATGGTGAAGAAAAGGCATTTGTTTATAAATCACCTAAACTCAATAAAATAGTAAAGGAACTACAAAAAGTCATCAAAGATGAAGTCAAAGCAGGTTTCAAAGATTCTAAAAAACAAGGTGAGACAGTAATAAAACAATTACAAAAGTTAGAAGTAATGGCATACGATGGAACTATCGTTATGACAAACAAACAACACTCTAACTTCAAATTTGATGGTGACACTGCATTCAGAGAAGAAATGGCAGAAATCATCATGCAAGACGATATACTATCATACGCAATATTTGGAGAGTAGAATGAATCTATTTCATGAAGCAAAGAAAGTTTTAGACAAAGATGGTAAAGTAAATCCATTAGGTCCTTACGGTAAGATGAAACTTACTGGTCAAGAAGTTGCAAATTACTTCAGAAAAAACAAAGTATCAGATGCAAAAGTTAAAAAGGCAGTAGAAGTTGCACTTGACATGTCTGGTGCAGATACTATAGCAAGACAAGAAATCAAAAAGTTCTACGGTGATAAGATTCTCAAATCAAAAGAAGTTCAGAATGCATTACAGTATGCAAACGAAGAAACTATTATAGAGAGAATGAAGATGAAAGATATCTTCAAGAAACACAAAAGAGAACTTACAAAAGCATACAAATCTGGAGACCTATCTTTCATGTCACCAGCAGCCAAAAAAGCAGAAGACGACTTAATGCAGTGGGCAATGGATAACGGTGAAGTTAAAACCGATGACCCAGACGACTTTTTTGATTGGTTATCTCGTGACTTAGAAGATATAGTTAAGGGTAAAATCAAAGAAGATGTTTCTGAGAAATTCTCTCCTTACAATGACAAACAATATCCTAGATGTGTAGACTTCTACATTCAATTCAGAGGTGGTAAAGGAGACAGAATCACTTCAGAAGAGAATAAGAAAGACTATGAAACTGCAAAGAAGATGATTGATACATATTGCAGAACAAACAAAATCAAACAGAAACCAGTTTACTCCACACCAATGGAAGGTTCAAGTGCATACAAAGTTGGTCTTATGATTGACAAAACTTATAGTAAAACAGATGACTATGACAAAGGTGTAGACTTACAACCTTTATATGTTGCATTAAGTAAACTAAAGACTGCAGAAGACCACGGTGGTGGTTGGGATAAACTTGCAGAAGAAACATTCAATTCACCAATTCAAGAAAACTATAGAAAACTTGCAAAACATGGTATGGGAACAGAGACACCTAAGTCAATCAAAGTTGGAACAGAAATTGATTATTACCAAAAAGATGGTGCAAAGTACATGGGTAAAGTCACTAAGATGTCAAGACAATCTTACACTGTAAGAGATGACAAGACTAAGAAAGACCATGAGTTCTTCTATCATGACAGAATTAAAGCTGCAAAACTTCTAAAACAAGGTGATAACATATCAGAAAAAGTAGAGTATGCAGAATACAAATTCAAAAACAAAAGAGATGCTCAGAAAGCATTAGACTACTTTAAAAGTCAACAACAGATTGATTTAGACATTAATGATGATGGTTTAAGTCAAGGTGAACTTGCAATTGATGCTGGTAAAAACGACATGACTAAACAACACAAAGAAGT